GCGTTAGCATTGTTCAGTGTAGTGCCGTCTGTTCTTACAACCTTAAGGACACCACCATAGGAGAGGTATTCTGAAGCTGTCATCCAGTATTCGTATTGTCTATCAGTACTCATAGGAGTACCAAAAGTGTTGATCAGTTCTTGTTGAGTAGAAATATCATATGGTTCATCGATAGGTCCCAATTTAAATGGACCAGCAATCGCACCAATATTATCAAGAACGTTTTCAGCTCTTCCTACTGTTAGATCAACTTCTCTGACTATTACGCCTGGAGATAATTGAGGAGTCGCCATGTTTTTCTCCTAAATGTCTCAAATTAACTAAAAATATTTATGAAAATATGAGTTTTGAGCGGGGAAATACGACGTGAATATAGTGAACTACCAATCTGGATAGGATTCCCCGATAGAAGGGTGTGTATTTTTTCTGCTACTAATAATTCTTTTGATCGTACAGTCTTTACATTCATATGAGAATGATGATGAGACCGGACCTCTATCTTTTCTTGTTCTGTAGAAAGACTCAATCAGATTTTTAACTTGTCCACAGGTTCTACACTTTCTATCATCTAGAAGTAAGTGCCCAAGTCTGATCTGTTTGTCTAAGTCCATTACCTATAATCCCACATATGGGACATATCACCATACTCATCCACATTCCATGTATCTGGAGTGTTACCTAATCTTTGAAGGTATTTTTCTCCATTTGGTTCGACAGTCCATCTATCTCCGTCATTATCCACAAAAGTAGAATCATCGAATCCATCGTTAATAAAACCAAAGGGTGCCATGTCTTGCTCAATGTGATCCTTCTGTTCTTCGTAAATTCTTTTTCTAACATCTTGATCAGTCAACTCCTTAAAATAATCTTGTGCTACCAACCAAGCATAGATGACCAAACACATAGCAAGGTCGTCATTGCATCCTTCTTCCGCCTCAAAAGAACCATGTTTTTGAATGAAGGTGGTTAACTCTGAAATGACTTCATAATCATTGAAGATAAGTTTATCTTCCTCAATCATCGTCTTAAGGTTGAGAGACCCAACTTTTTTGACTGTCTTGGACATCTTAACACCTAACTGTGTTTTAGATCCAGAAAATCCTTGACCAACAACTTGACCTGCTCTACCTCTCATTGAAGACATCAAAAGATTTTGATATTCTAAATCATACTGAAGAATACTTGCTACCTGATCTCCAACATCATTGACCTCACACAAAACATAGGCATCATTATAACTCTTACATACTTGGTAGATAACACTTGGAAATAACATTGGTTTAATTGTGTTATCTCTATATTTTGCTACCAGTTTATGAGGAAACTGACTTATGTCTATGACTACAAACGCAGAGTAATCTCCTCCGACTCCTCTTGCAACGTCAACTGTACAAATATAATCTCTATCTTCTTTAGGTCCTTCATAAATGTCTAGACCCGCATTTCTTTGAATAGGACTATCATATACTAAGTTTTTGAGTTTACTAGGAGCAATCAAGGTATCAACAGAACCTAGAAACTCACACTCGAACTCAATCTTAAACTGTTGTTCTGATGTGTTAGCAATGGTCTGTTCTTTCCAAATATCATCCCTACCAGGAACTTCAGACCAATGAACATCTGTTGGAATATATTCGTTAGCACCTTTTTCTGCATCATGCCACATCCTGTAGAAGTGGTTCATGCCGTGAGGCGTGGATACAATGATTACTTTTGTACTTTGACCAGAAGTAATAGTAGGATAAACGGAGGCAAAGAAAGCATCTGCGATATGGTTTGGAACGAAAGCAAATTCGTCAAGGAAGAGGATGTTAAACGACATGCCTCGGACAGCACTTGCAGACGTAGAAGCAGCCAAAATCTTTGATCCATTTTCTAGTTCAATGTTACCTTTATTCCATACAAGAATACCTTGCTGCATCCACTTAGGTAGATTCTCATAAGCAGTTGCTAATCTAGCAAGAAGTTCTCTAGCAGTAGTTGCTTTGTTTGCGAGAATACCAATGTTTACGCTGTCGTTAAACAATGCATAATGCAATAAGTAAGATACACAAGTGGTAGACTTACCAGTCTGCCTAGGCATCTTACAAATATTGAATCTATTATTATGAAAATTATTGATTAACTTCTCTTGAAAATCATAAGTCTTAAATGGTTGAAGACCATGATCAAGAGTTACAATTTTTACATAATGTTGTGCAAAATAAACTGGGTCATTTTTGCATTTAATATATTCTTCAATATTTTCTTGCGAAAACTCAATAGGGGAATTTGCCTTCTTAAGAAGGGGATTACCCAAATAAACATCATTACTCATAAGTTACTCAGCAATTCCAGGCTCTTAGTGATTTATTAATTCTGCTATCAGGGTCTCTAGCAGTTTTGGCAGAAGTGAGTTTTTTCTTCATACCTTTCATCCTTGCACAGAATGATGCTCTTCTCTTATTACCTTTTTTCTTGGAAGGTGCTTTTAGATCGGAACCAGGATTCTCTGCTTCATAGGACTTACGTCCTTTTTCATTGAGACCACCTTCTTTGTTCTTACCAGACTTCTTAGTCCATGCAGCACCTTCAGATACTTCAGTTTCTTCGTGAGTCATACCAACAATAATTTTATTATTTTTGGTTTTTTTATCCATATAATTGATGGATTGCTTTTGCTGGTCAGCATATCCTTTTCCTTTTGAAGGAGCAAGACGTTTTTCGCCTGATTTTCTTTCAGCAGATGCTGCTTTTCTCATATCAGTATCTTGACCTTTTACTGCCTCAACAACCTCAGTTTCTTCTGAACAAGATACGTTGATATACAGTTCTTTATTGTCAAGAGCAGATAGATCAAATCTGGAAATCATTGAACCAGGATAGACTTTATCAAGTGCAGACTGAACTTCTTTTCTAGATGGTTTTTTAATCTCAGGGAAGAATAACTTCATCATCATGTACTTACCTTTCCAGGTAAATGCTACAAGGTATACATTTCCATTTTGAGCAGGCACTCTCATTGCCTCTGTAACTTCTTTTACTTCTTCACCGACAGGAACACAGTTAGGTACAGTCTTTTTACCTTTCTTCTTCATGCCTTTTTGAGTATATCCAACCCAGCATTTCTCATTAAGAACTTCAACCTCAATACCAGCATTTCTCATTGCATTGATTTGCATTTGAGAGAGTTCTGGAAGGTTCTCAAACTCCTCTTTCTTAGTACTATTACCATAGTTCTTAGCACCCTTCTTACGGCACTGTACGAGTCTTCCAGAGGCATATGCTGACGGCCATACAGAAGCACTTGCTTTTACTTTATGATAGCAGGCATCTTTCTTACCACTACTTTTGCCCTTCTTATCTTCTTCAGTCATTGCTTCGATATCATACGTCTCATATGACTCGATATCAGGTGCGTTTGTTTTCATGGGTTTTGGTTTGATAATGTCTTGTACAACTGCAAAAGGTTCACCGTATGCATCAGTAAGTTCAATATCTTCTTTTACTTTTTTTGGTTTGTCTGTAGAAACATATGTTGGTTTTGCAGCACCAGTCTTGGATTGTTGACCAGGATCTGCTGCTTTTTTGCGACGGGCAGCAGATTTTCTTTCTGCTTTAGTCATACTTGCCCTTTTAGATGATGAGACGCACTTAGGAGTTCCTTCACCAGGTTTATCACTTGCACAAGTTCCACCAGTGACCACATTAACCCATCCAGACTTACCGTCTTTGGATTTTGATCCCTTGAACCATTTATGAAGATTGCCTTCGTTCATTGTAACAATAAAAAGGTCTCTTAGTATTTATAATTTATCCATCAAGAGCCAAAGACAATCCAACGGTTAGTCCTGGCAGAGTATTCCAGGAAGTTCCGTTATAAAATTCTAATTTAGTTGAAGTGGTATTGTATATTACTGACCCAGCATCAAAAGACCCATCATCTCTTTGTGTGGTTGAAAAGGTGGGAATGTTCATACGAGCATCAGTACCACTAGAAACCATATTTGCAATTTGTCTAGTCTTGCTCATGAGAGTCTTTATGAATATTTATGATAACTTCGTAACTATGACTTGAGAATAGTAATTATTTCCAATAGCACTTACATTATGTGGATTACCCATACCATATGCTGAAGATTGGGTTGTAGTACATCTATGTTGTAGTTTAAATTTTTGATTTACATCAGTTGTTGTATATATGGTAGATCCCATACTATTAGTTTGTGCATAAAAACCAGAATCTTGACTATATGTAGAAGACCCCCGACCTCTCACAAGAGTTATAGATGTATCTAAAATCCTTGCAACATGACTATCGCATCTAAAACCTGGTGCTCTAAAATCAATTTTATATGTACCAGCTGCTTTTAAAGTCACTTCTCCTGTACTACTATTTAAATCAATAATATCATCACCATCATAAGTAACAGTATTTAAGTCCCTATCCTGCCATGCTCCAGAGGTGAAAGATCCTCCACCAGTTGAAAAAGTTTCAACTTCATCAATAATAGCAACTGATGATGATCCACCACCTCCACCAGAAGCAGTAACAGTTGCAATACCGCCACTAGCAGTTGCAGTTACATTGGTACTGAAATTTATTGAAGTTATTCCTGTTCCAACAGAAGTTCCATTATTTTCAATCTCAATACCTGAACTACCCCCACCACCAGAAGAATTGATAGTTACTACTCCAGTTGATCCAGAGATAGTTACATTAGTTCCAGCAATAATAGAAGTTACAATTCCAGTTAATCCTGTACCAGATGATGTTGCTGTTATAAATCCAGCACCATTGGTCAGTTGATTAGTGTTAGTAAATGATGTGGTTATAAATCCAGCACCATTGGTCAGTTGATTGGTATTGGTAAATGATGTTGTAATAAAACCAGCACCATTAGTCAGTTGATTATTATTTGTTGGAACTGTTGGTGTATTTGTGAAATTATCATAGTCAAGATAATAAGATGCTGCTTGACTGTTTAGAGTAAAGGCATTAGTAGCATTGGTTACTGATGTAATTCCACCAATTGTTAGTTGATCTATTTTTTGAAATTCAACAACATCACCATTACTAATAAAGGGTGTCATAGTCACAACAGACCCATTGGTAGCCGTAAAGTCAACTCCACTTCTCTGTTTAATTCCGTTCAGGAATACATCAATCAAACCAACTTCATATCCACCAGTAATTGTGAAATTCGTTGTTACACCAGAAGATGTTTCTGTCTGTCTAGTGATTGTTGAGAATGGAATATTAACAGTTACAGTCGTTCCAGACCCTACAATTGTTACACCTGCTCCAGTAAATTTAACGTCAGTAAATCCAGTTCCAACACGAACTGATCCCGATTGGATTCCAACACCAGAAATGATATTACTCAGTCCACTACCATCACCAATAAATGAAGTAGCAGTAATAACACCAACTGCATTAATTCCACCAGCAAGAACATTAATACCACTTCTTGCAGTAACAATACCAATAGAGTCTACGTTCTTGACATCTTCATATGTGATTGTTCCACCAACACTTAGATTGCCAGTGAACTGAACATCACCTACGACATACAGTGACTTTCCTGTTGCAGCAGATGAGGTATTAATTCCAACAGATTTGTTAGTAGAAATGCCAATGCTATCAGTGTGCCAAGTTCCTCCAGCACCAACATTGCCACCACTCGCTACTATCCACTTATTATTTGGGTCATCCCATTTTAAAATATAGTTGTTTTGTAAACCAGTGATATCAACATCATCAAGATCTTTGATAAAACCTGCTCCACCACCACCCATTGTTGAGAGTTGAGTGGTAATCCTATTAATAAAAAGTCTGTAATGATTTGATAGATCATCAAGAGTAGCAAACTTTTGATCAAGCGGTGTTAATGCATCAGTTTGCCCACCTGCTTTTTCTTTTTCAGATGGTGGTTCATTAAGAAGATAATTTTCTTGTAACTGCTTTTGATCTTTTTTGATTAACGAGGCAATATCCTTAAGTTCTCTAACAGTTGATTTTAAAGAATCAACGTCTTTTATGATAGTAGATATTTCATTATCATAATATTTGACTTCTGGAAGTAAATTTACTTGTTCTTTAAGTTCATTAAAAAACTTTAAAAGTGTTTCATCTGTCTTGATGCTCTGCTCATTGATAGAAGTAATTTCTTTTTCTAACTTCTGTTTTATTTTATTCTGCTCACTCAGAACTGCTTTTTTTAGTTTTCTATCATCATCTTTAAATTCTCTGTGATATTCCCAAACTTTTAATGATGACTTACTTAGTTCAGAATATATTTTATCTTTAGTTTCAGTTAATCGAGTATTAGTTTGATCAATCTTCTCACTAACATTATCTTTAAGGTTTTTGACATTTATATTTTGTTCAAAATCCTTTACTTGAATAGTCTCATTAAGTTCTGATACCTCAAAAGATATCTTTTCTTTAATTACGTCAAGATGCCCTTGAACTCTAGTAAAATCTTCGTCAATAGTATTAAAAGTATTCCCAATCCACCTAAAATCAGGTACATCTCTCGATTTTACTTTATTAAGTTCTTCTACAAGAGATGATATATCACTATCATAGTGTTTGATTTCAGGTAAAGATGTTATATCTTCTTTTAATTGTGTTATCTTATCATTAATATGTTCAATATCATGATCATAATACCTTATTGTTGGTATTTCAGGTATTTTTGATTCAATTTCAGTTAATTTTTCCTCAAGATGTTCATTTTTTACATCTAAGTCATCAATTTTATTACTTTTTTGATCAAACTGTGTAAAATATTCCTCAATATGAGTTAATTTACTACTTAAATTACTTAATTCTTCATCATAATATTTTATTTCTGGTATTTCTGGTATCTCTTTCCTTAAATCATTAACAAGGCGTATCAGTTCTGACCATTCTGGTGCAGTCTCTGATAAAACAGGGTCAATATTCTCTATCTCTTCAACTAAAACTTCTTCTTTGGGCGATTCTGTAATATAATCTTCTACTGACGGAAGTTCCTTTTCATCTATAAAATCTTTATACGAGGGTAAATTATTTTCCTCTACTATATCATTTATTGACGGCAGGTCTTCGTTAGACATTCTATTAGTGTAGTACTTTGGGATTTCTCTCCCTGAGAAACTATTTATCTGTCTGACTTGCTTGCTTTAACATTTTTTGAAGGTCCGCTGTAGAACCGACAAATAGGGCATTATTGACTGTAGTAGGTCCTTTTTGATCTTTTTCCTCACTAACATCTTTCAGTTTCTTCTGAAGATCCATTAACTTATCAGTAGCATCGGAAACGTTTTTAATAAGTTGACCTGCTACTTCATATGCTCTTGGCATCTCACTTTCTTGAGCAAGTTCAAGAATGCCATTGATTGCTTCTTGTCCTTTTTCTATTATTGAATAAAGATTTCCTCTAGTATATTCATAATCTTTATTGATGTCTTCAGTTGATGATTTGATTTTTTCAATTTTATTATCAACTTTTGTTTTATCTATTTGAACATCTGAAACTTCAACGTCAAATGCCTCATCCAAACCGTCATATTTTTTAGTCATAATAGTAATTAACTAAATCCTCCATCAAATCCAAAGTTATCTCCAACTTCAATGAATGAAGCATCTGCTTTAGTGATATTATAGATAGCAGAACCTAAAACGTGCTGCTGAATCGGAGTCTTATCTTGTGCTCTTCTAACTGTTAACTTATTATCAATTATATTGTCAACGTACATTTGCTCTTCGCCCATGTAGATATATGTTTTCTTGGTAAACTTAGTACCATCTGAAACTTCAATCACGGTGTCTTCAAAATCAATGTTTGCTGTTAACTGAGCAACTTCACTTCCATTGTAATCTTTTAGTGCTCTTGGTTCTACAGTGTAAGTAACATCTCTTTCGTACTGAGTTTTTCCTTTTGTTCTTGTTCCTGCAATATATCCAACAGAAACTTTTTCAACAATAGAAGAACTAATATCTGTAAGTGGTCCGTAAAGATAGGTCTTTGCTGTAAATCTAAAAGTATAAACTAATGCTCTTCTTGTATCAAAGTTGCCTTCATAATCATCTTCCATTGATACATTATCAAGCACAACTGGAGTATTAACTACTTCTGTTAATCCACTAAGAAGTTTAACCGGTATGGTGTACGCAGGAGTAAAATAGGGTAAAATCTGCTCAGTTATTTGCAGCATATCATCATTTAGTTTCGTCATTACAGACAATTCAAAAACCATATTATATGGTACTGGCATATATGCTTTTTTAGTTTGCTCTCCGTTATCACCAGTTATAACAAACGTTTGAGATTTTGATACTTTTCTTTCGGGATCATAAGTCAAATCAATAAACTCAAAAGACATTCTAGGCAATGTCATTTGAACAGGAGTATTCAAATCTGGAGTCTGTTCTAATCTTGCTAAGAACTTTTGTGTAGGTCCATAAGCAAGAGGAACTTTGACGACACTCCAAGTCTCATCATTTCCGTCTTTGTGTTTAATCTCGATACCGTTAAACAGAGAACCAAATGAAATGATTGTAGATCTTAGAATTTCGTTGTAGAAATACTCAAACATGATCTTTAAAGAATATACTTCTATTTAACAGTTTTATGTCTAAGGCATTCCAAAAGGATTATTCTCACTAAAATCAATAACTAGACTTGCTTCTCTTTGAATATTATCATTATCTGCGAATGGAGTA